CAAACGCGGTCTTGAATTCCAAACCGAAAAAGTGCATAGACTTGAAAACACTGAGCAAGGAATAGAACAATGGTAATCGTCAACGCATTGAACGACGATTTCACCGGCCTTGTGGAGCATTATTTCTTTGTTCAAGGCTACAGGGTCAACAAAAGGACGTAACAAGACAACGTAGCCTCTCAAACAGGCAGGAGTAGACAATGCAGAACCAAGAAAAGGAAATTGACAGGTTTCTAGATTACGTTTGGGCAACAGCGCCACCTCCTGAGAATGACGGTTTGAATAGCTTACTACCGGTATCACCTTTCGTAAGAAAAGAGATCATTAAGAAGGCGTTCCCATCCCTTCATAAACTCTACGTAGCGGTCTGGTCTGCTGGATATACGGTTAATGGGATCAAGCCATGATCAAAAATAAACAAAGGGAAATTAAACCACCGAAGAGTCCCGGCCGTCCAAAGGGCAGTTTGAACAAGACCACGGCGCTCCTCAAGGACGCAATCCTTATGGCTGCGGAGAAGGCCGGGAATGACATAGACGGCAATAAGGGCGGCATGGTCGCTTATCTCAAGCAGCAGGCCAAAGAGAACCCCGGACCATTTATGGGGCTGCTCGGTAAGGTTCTGCCAATGCAGGTTGTCGGGCCAGACGGCGAAGACGGCAAGCCAACCGCAATCATAGTCACGGTCGTTGATCCAAAGGCTGGTTAATGGAAATACAGACGCAAGTTCCTCGAAAGATGGTGCCCCTCCTCGAAAGGGCACGATACAAGGCTGCATACGGTGGCCGAGGCGGAACCAAGTCACACTTCTTTGCAGAACAGATCATTATCCGCTGCTATAGCGACAAAACCCGCGTTGCCTGTATTCGTGAGGTTCAAGCCACCATCAAAGATTCAGTCCGCCAGCTCCTCATCGACAAGATACAAAAGCTTGGCCTGGGTGAGGAATTTGATGTCCTTGAAAGCGAGATACGATGCAAGCGCAATGGCTCGCTGATCATCTTCAAGGGGATGCAGAGCTACAACGCCCAGAACATCAAAAGCCTTGAAGATTTTGACATTGCATGGGTTGAGGAGGCTCAAACCCTTTCGGCTCTATCGCTCAGGCTTCTAAGGCCAACCATCCGCAAGGAAGGCTCGGAGATATGGTTTAGTTGGAACCCACGGCATGAGACAGACGCGGTGGACGAGTTTTTTCGTGGTGCCAACCCTCCAAAGAATGCAATCATCGTTAATGTGAACTGGTGGGATAACCCATGGTTTGGTGATGTGTTGACCGAGGAGAAGGACCAGGACACGCTAAACGACGCTGAAATGGCAGAACATGTCTGGGGTGGTGGATATGAAATCATCACAGAAGGCGCTTATTTCGCCCGTCACATCGCCGCGGCCGAGCGGGAAGGCCGGATTGGGTATTTCCCCTATATGCCGGGCGTTCCGGTTTACACCTCATGGGATTTGGGCGTTGATGATTACACGGTGGTCTGGTTCTTCCAGATTCATTACGTTGACTATCAGCCTCGCATCAGGATAATCGACTTTTACGAAGCGAGCGGCTTGGGCGCGGATGAAATCCTGGCGGACGCCTTGCCGGAATACACGGAAGACTTTCAGGACCGCATCGCAAAGATGGTGGAGATCGACCGAGAACACGCTTTCGAATACCAGCGGCATTTCTTGCCTCACGACATTGGCAACAGGGAATGGGGTTCCGGCGCAAAGACACGGTTGCAGACATTGAACGAACTCGGTGTGCCATTAGCCAAGATCAACCGAGGTGTCCCCAAAGACCCTGAAGAGAGAAATAACGCCACCCGGCGTCTTCTGCCTATCTGTGAGTTTCACCAGACAACCCGTGTGATGGTTGGGGTTCGGCACTTGCGCCGTTACTCGCGAAAGTATAACGAGTTAATGGGCACCTATCAGGGACCAAAGAAAGATGGTAACGATCATGCGGCAGACGGGTTTGGTGAATTTGCTGTGAACTGTGGGATTGAGATAAGCAGGCCACCACCGGCACCGGAGCCGAAGCCCAAACTTGGACAAATCAGACCGCCTCCTGTAGAAGAGCATAGCACTGGTTCGCGGATAAGGATTTAGAATGGCCCAGACAGATTATTCCAGAGCCATGAACCTGTTACGAAGGATTACCCCGGTCCGGCCTGTTTGGGTTGGTTCGGACGGGAAATTCAGGATTGCCCACACAGGCGATATGATCGAAATGCTTGAAAATTGCGGCGTAGAAACGGTGGCGAAATGAAGACCGAGACTGACAGCACCGGAGAGCCGGTTGAAGATCCTCAGGATTCCGCGCCATACCTTGACGCCATCACACAGGCTGAAAAAGCATTTTCCAGTTGGAATGCCAAGGCCGACAATATCGACAAGCTTTATTCCGATCTGGAGAAGCTGTCGAATCCAAACCGTGACCGCCAGATGGCTATTTTCTGGGCGAATATTCAGGTACTCGGCCCGTCGATCTACTCCCGGCCACCTATCCCCGTGGTAACGCCTCGCTTCAGTGATCGGGATATTCTCAAGTCCAAAGCCTCCGAAGCTCTCGAGCGCGCAACCATCGTCACCTTTGAAATGGAGGATATTGACGAGGTTATGCGCCAAATCCGCGATGATATGAACCTTCCAGGTCGTGGCGCTCCATGGATTCGCCTTGAGACCCGCGGCGGCAAGGATTATTGTTGCATCGAACATGTGGACCGCAAGGACTTCTTGCATGAACCGGCCCGCAAGTGGAAAGAGGTTGGCTGGGTATCCCGTCGCGGCTGGCTGACCAAGGCCGAGCTTAAAGAGCGGTTCAAGGGCGACGCATGGCAGAACGCATCGTATAACGTCCAGAAAGACGCCAAAGACAAGGGCGCGGCAGACGACGCCGAAAGGGCTGGCGTCTGGGAGATTTGGCACAAGACTGAGAAAAAGGTCATTTGGGTGACCGAGGGTGTTGATACGGTGCTTGAAAAGGCCGATCCGCACTTGAAGCTTGAAGGGTTCTTCCCTTGCCCTAAGCCAGCTTATACCACGGTACAGCGCGGATCACTGATTCCCGTACCTGATGTGGTCTATTACATGGATCAAATCGAGGAAATCAACGATCTGACCAACCGTATTGGTGCTTTGTCGCTGGCGGTTAAGGTGCGCGGCTTCTATGCGGCGGGCGCAAGTGAGGTCGGGACCGCCATTGAATCGGCGCTCAAGATGAACTCGGACAGCCAAATCATGGTTCCGGTGCCCAGCCTTGCAGCGTTCGGCAGTGGTGGCGAGGTGATTATCTGGCTGCCAATTGACCAGATCGTGCAGACGATTGCGGCCCTTGTCGAGCTTCGACAGCAGTTGATTACCGATGTGTACGAGATTACCGGCCTTAGCGACATCATGCGCGGCTCGACTGATGCCAACGAAACGCTAGGCGCTCAGCAGCTCAAAAGCCAATACGGTTCCGTTAGGGTCAAGGATAAGCAGCACGCCCTCATTCGCGTTGCCCGCGACATTACCCGGCTTGTTGCTGAAGTGATCGCCGAGAACTACTCACCCGAAATGCTCATGGAGATAGGCCAGATGGAACTCCCATCCGATGCCGACATTCAGCAGCAGGGCGAACAGATCGTCGCTCAGGCCGAGCAGATGGTTATCCAGGGCAAGGCGCAGCTTGACCAAGCCATGCAGCAAGCCCAAGACCCGCAAGCGCAACAGCAGATGCAGCAGAAGGCCCAGCAGATGCTTCAGCAGCTTCAGGAGAAGACGCAAAAGCAGCTATCCGAGCTTGAAGGCCAGCCGACAGTTGAAAAAGTCGTTGGCTTGTTGCGTGAGCAGCGGTTGCGCCCATTCATCCTTGAGATTGAAACGGATTCAACTATCCAGCCGGACGAGAACGCCGAGAAACAGCGCCGCGCTGAATTCATGGCCGCACTTGGCAGCACGTTGCAGCAGTTGGCACCGATGGTTGCGGCCCAGCCCGAGACGGCGAAGTTTGCCGGTGATATTCTCAAATTCGCAGTTGCACCATTCCGCGCCGGTCGTGAGCTTGAGGCTTCTATTGACGAGTTTGTTGACCAGATGAAACAGCGGGCAGGCCAGCCACAGCCACCAAACCCTGAAGCCGAGAAGGCTAAGGCTGACATGGCGGCAAAGCAGCAGGATCTTCAAGCTAACCAACAGATGGCCAAAGCAAAGCATGAAGCGGAAATGCAAATCAAAGGTTTGGAACTTCAAGGCAAACAAGCCGAGAATAAAGCTAAAATCATGCAGGTTGCAGCCAAGGCCGAGCTTGACGAGAAACAGCACCTGCAAGCCATGGATAAAGGCTCAATCGAGCTTGAAAAGGCCCGTATTGACTTGGCAAGGGTTGAAGCGCAATCCAAGGCCGACGCGCAAAAAGCATTCATAACCGGTCTACAGGCCGACCACGACGCCGAATTAAAAGAGCGTGCGCATGAACGCGAGGCGGCTAAAAGCAAATCGAGTGAGGCTGGTTAAATGGCGTCGATTGATGACATCGCTAGGCTTATTGCGGCGCAGCAGTCAGGCGACCAATCCGGGCTTGATAACGTGCAATGGGCACAGGCCAACGGCTTCGGGCGCTTAGGCTCGGGGCAATCGGCACGGCCCGCTCGTGGTCACCCTGCCGGGAAGGTTCGTCCACCCCTCATTGCCCCAGGATGGCAAGACCGGGCCAAGAATACGATGGTTTACGGCTTGATGTCCGACGCTTGGGACGCATTCACAGCACCAAAGCGGGCCTATACTGGCGAAATGCAGGTTATGGACCCGCAAACTGGCAACGTGTCGGATGAGGCAGTCCAGAACATGGCGGAACTCGCTGGCATGGTGACCCTCGGCGCTGGCGCTGTGCCCGCACAGAAGAACACGCTCAGGGCAGGCGCAAGCATAATTCCAAATAAGCCTAAATTAATGGCGCATCACAACATAAGCGAAAAAGGTCTTGGTGTAGCTGACGAGATTGGCGGGTTGCCAATGCCATCAATCGCGATATCAAGTGTTGATGACCCGCTAATGAAGTTTGGAGATATAACGCTTGTAGGCCCTGAAGACATGGCCAAGCCATCAAGGGCAAATAAAGTCTATGTAGGTGACGCTTACACCGGCAGACAGCCGCGAGGGGAAGTCGTCATAAAGAATAAGCAAGCAGTGCAAAAGGCAATGGCATCTAGTCCTGATTTTGGGCATACGAAAGACGCATCATATTATCTTGATCGGTTTGATAATGTTGAGGATGCTAATGAAAAGCTTCAAATGATCCAGCTTGCCATAAAATCAGGTAATCTAAACCCCGCTGATTTCAGTGACATGCTAGATATGGAGCGGGCGGCGCGAAAGGCTGTTGGTTATAGCGACGAGATCCCACAGATGCGAGGTCTTGCCGCATTCAGGGCGGAAACTGAAAAGGTATTACCCCGGGGGTTCACTTACTCCGGCACACGAAGGAAGCCCAAACCTTACACCCTTGATAATGTGATGAAAGAGATGAAAGGCGCTCACGCGCAAGGTTCCGAGAATTTTAATTATGGGCCGTCATCCTTTAGAGCTAATCAGCTATCCCCTGTTGATAATTTCTCAGGTGTAAAGGCAGCGCGTGGCCGCGTTATGCCTGAAGAACAGACAAAAGCGGCTTATGACGCTTTCACACAAAGATATGATGATTTGGTCGCAAAAATAGCCGATTTTTCAGGGGATAAGGATTTCGGGGCATATGATAGGGCGTCCGAATTTATGCCCGATTTCGCCTCTGGAAAAGGCAGGGAATGGAAAGGTGCTTCTTGGGTCGATAATATGGGGGATGACTTCAAGAAGGAAATCGCGGAACTCGCGGGAAAAGCAAGAGACCTTCCCGTAAACTACATGGAAGCAAAACCGAAAAGAGCGGTTGGGTTAAATGAATTCAAGGGTGCCATAGTACCGGCAGGCTCTGAAAAAACAATTGAAGTTCTAAAGCGTCATGGTATTGATAGAATTTACCAATATGCTTCCCCTGAAGAACGAGTTTCCCTTTTACAGAAATTTCCGGAACTTCAATTCATGGTGCCAGCCGCTGGTGTTACGGGCGTTGCAGCAGCCTTAATGAATAGCCAAGCCGACGCATTCGACAAAAAGCAAAGTTTTGAACAAGCCTATGCAGCAGGAAACGGAGCATAAATGGCAAGACAGCGTAAATGTAAGGTTTGCCCGGAATGGCACGATATGGACCAGCCATGGCCTGCCGAGTGCTGGAATGTGCCAGAACCCAAGCGGGCAGGCTTCCCGACGCCTTACACGGTCTCTGATGTAATGCAGGGCGCCCAAAGCCAGCTTGACGGCAAGATGTACGACAGTAAATCCCAGCTTCGCAAAACCTACCGTGATGCTGGCGTGATCGAGGTTGGCAACGACCCGGCCCGGCTGAGAAAGAAAGAGCGGACCAAGCCCGACAAGCAAGGCATTCGCGACAGCATCAAGAAAGCCGCTGAAATTGTATCCTCCATGTAAACGCAATTCCCTCAGAAGGAAAAACCATGTCTGACCAGATCGAAGCCGCAGAAGTCGAAGCCCCTGAAGTTCCTGTATCACCTCCAGAGCCGGTTCATTCCGACATGGCGGAAGTCAAGGAAATCAGTGAAGCCAAACGCCAAGAGGCCGAGGCGCGGGAAGCTGCGGACAAAATCGCCAAGAAGGACGAGAAGGCAGACGAGAAAAAGCCGATTTCGGTTCGTGATGCCGTGCGCAAGGCTGAAGCCGATCTGAAGGCCAAAGCAGAGGCCGAAACCCAGGCCAAGGAAGACAAACCTGTTGAGGCAAAGCCTGAAGCAGACCCCAAGGCCGAAAAGCCCGCTGAGAAGCCCGAGGAGGCCAAACCAGAGGCAAAGGCCGGCACTGAGGCAAAACCGGAAGCCAAAGATACGACCGGCTTCAAGGAGGCTCCCAGGCGGTTCTCCGAGGACGCTAAGGCGGTATGGGATACAGCACCAGACCCGGTTAAGGCGGAGACGCACCGCGCCCTGACTGAAATGGAGCAGGGTATCGAGAAATACCGGCAGGTAATGGAACCGCTCAAGCCATACATGCAGCTTGCCAACCAACACGGCGTTCGCATTGAACAGGCAATGGAGAATTACACCAACCTGGAGCGCACACTTCAGCAAGACCCGGAGCGCGGCCTTCAAATGGTTGCTGATTATGCAGGCATTGACTTGCGCGAATATGCATCTAGACTACTAAATCAAACTCCTGAAGAGGTCCAAGGTGGTCAGGAGCAGACAATTCGCGAGCTACGCGGTGAGTTGCAGCAGATGAAGCAACAGCTTGGCGGTATTTCGCAGACATTCGAGCAGCAGCGCATATCACAGACCGAAGGACAGGTCAGGGAGTTTGCAGCGCAGCATCCAAGGTTCGATGAGATTGCAGGAGACATCGAGTTCTTTCTGGAATCAGGTCGCACGAACGATCTTTCGGAGGCTTACCAGCTAGCGGAACGGCTCAACCCCGCCCCGGCTCCAGCCTTCACCCCGCAGCCCGTTGCCTCGCAACCGGCTGCGATCCCGGAGGCTCAAACCCTCAAGGGCGAAAAATCCATCTCAGGCGCTCCGGCAAACGGCTCATCCCCAGCAGCAAGACCGCCCTCCAAATCAATCGGCGAATCCCTTAGACGCGCTGCGGCGCTTGCGGGATAGCTAAAATAAGAGGGTAGCAACATGGCTATCAATTCAACCACACATTACCAGCAGGTATTGTCGATGGCGCTTGAAGACCGCGCCGGAGGTTACCAGGATCTGGTTTCCTCGGACAACGCTCTGCTGTCCGTCATGAACAAAAAGGGCCTGTGGAAGTCATATTCCGGCCCGCGCATTCGTGAAACCTTGCAGATCGCGAAGCCAACCGGCCAGTGGTACAACGGTTATGACTTCCTTGATAACGCTCCAATCGAGTTGTTCAATGATGCTTACTTCACTCCGAAGATGGTTGCCGTTCCGATCACGCTTTCGAATGAGGAAATCATGAACAACGCCGGTTCGGCGCAGATCATGGACACTATGGAATCCTACATCGAAGTGGCCGAAGGGTCGCTGAAGGACACCATGGACGAGGCCATTCATTCGGACGGCACCGGCAACGGCGGTAAAGAACTCGGCGGCTTGGCTGTCGCGGTTCCAACTGTCGTCAATTCCGGCACCTATGGCGGTATCAGTCGGGCAGACAATGCAATCTGGCGCACTTCGACTTACGACGCGGACACGTTCGCAACGGACATCGGCACGCAGGTTTCCTCGACAACCATCCGCCCGTTCCTCAACCGCATCATGACCGCCCGCTCACGCGGCAAGCGTGGTGCTGACTTGCTGCTGATGTCCTCGGAGCATTACGAGGCATATGACGCGGCTACGGTTGCAATCCAGCGCATCACCGATGGCGGTTCATCCCTCGCCAAGCTTGGCTTCACAGCCATGAAATACTATGGCGGCGGTCGCACTGCTGAAATCGTGCAGGACGGCGGCATCGGCTCGAACATGCCAGCCAATACCACCTACGGCCTTGAGACGGCTTCGTTGCGGCTTCGCTACAACGAAAACCGGAACTTTTCGAAGCTGTTCGAAGGTGACGGCATGAAACCAATCAACCAGGACGCAATCGTGCAGTACATCGGCTGGATGGGCGAAATGACCATGGTCAATCCGCTGTTCAACTGGAAGTTCTACGATTCCGACACCGCCAGCTAAGGAGGCTTGAACCTATGGCATACTCAATCAACAACTGCGCCACAGGCTATCCGGCCATTGGGACTGTCACGACTGACAGCACCTATGTCACCGGCCCGGCTGTTGGCACCATCGTCACCGCGACTGATCCGACTTACGGCGCTGGCGAATTCATCTATCTGGCTGGGCTTGCCGCGACGGCAACCGGCTCATGGGTGACTTACAACATGGATGACGGCTCAACCGCTCTGCTTGCTGCGAACGCAATCGGCCCGGTCGCTGTCGCCATGGGCGCGACGGTCGCATCAACCAAAGGTTGGTATCAGATCAGCGGCAAGGCCGTGGGCAAGGCTCTTGCGAGCTACGCCGATAATGCGCTTGTTTACGCAACCGCCACAGCAGGCAGCATTGATGATGCTGTTGTTGCCGGTGACCGCGTGAAGCTGGCCAAGGGTGCCTCGGCAGTCGATACGCCTTCCACCGGGCTTGCGGAGTTTGAAATCTCCCGTCCGTTCATGGACGACGCTTCGGCAGCCTAACGGCTCAACGATTAACGGCCTCGCCTTCGGGCGGGGTCTACACCCTCTCAGACAGGATACATTCAATGGAAACCGAAACGGGCGTAATGCCAACCTTCAAGATCCACAGCAACCCGAATCCCGCAAAGTCGAAGGCAGCCGGACGGCCTATCTATGACGATATGGAAGTTTGTGAGATCCGCCTTGCGGGTAATCGCAACACTGTCGGCGTCTTCCCCGCTCATGATGTTTGGAAATGGCGCGACACTGCCATGGGCGACCGTGAGCCGGTGACGTATGCAATGCGCTTCAATGACCAATATCTGGCATTCAAGAGCAACCACGCTCAAGTGTCCAACGGCACCCCGCTGGAAGAATTGACGTTTCTTCCCCAGGGCAAGCGCATGGAATTGAAGGCGCTCAACGTCCACACTGCCGAAGCTCTTGCGGGCCTTGATGGCCAACCGCTCAAGAACCTGGGCATGGGTGGGCGTGAACTGAAAAATCAGGCTCAAGCGTATCTCGACAGCGCGGCAGGAAACGCCGACATCGTGAAGCTGGCCAGTGAGAACGAAACCCTCAAGGCGCAGATTGAAGAAATGAAGGCCAACACCTCACCGGAGGTCACGGACCGCGCTTCGCCATACGCCGACGAGGATGACGACACGCTCAAGGAAGTTTACAAGGCTGCAACGGGTGCTTACCCTCGCGGCCAGTGTTCACACGCAACCCTCGTGCGAATGTGCGATGAAATAGCGGCAAAGAAAGCTGCGGAGAATAAGGAAGCGGCCTGATGACTGTAAAAAGCGCCCTCCAGTCGGCGGCGGTAAGGCTCGTGGGCACAAAACCCACGGCCTTTTTCTCGTCAACTGACAAGCTTTCCGTTGAACTTGCAGACCTTGTTAACGAGGTATCTCAAGACATCGTAAAAGCCCACGAATGGAGGGCGCTTGCTACACTTGCAACTGTATCCGGTGACGACGCAACAGAACTCCACGACTTCCCGAGCGATTACGACCGCATGCTGACCAAGGGTGAAGTCTGGTCAACCTCATGGGCTGGTCTGCCATTCAGCCGGGCCAAGGATCTTGATGAATGGTACGACATCAAATCCTTCTCATCCTCGGGCGCTCCGGGGTGGTGGATTATCCTTCAGGGGAAAATGAACATTTACCCGGTCTTGGCGACTGGCGTTGATGCTGAATTTTATTACATCAGCAACAAATTTGCGCAGGACACAAACAGCCTGCCAATCGCGGTGTTTTCGGCTGACACTGACACCTTCAAGCTTCCCGAGCGGCTTCTAACGCTGGGTGTGATTTGGCGGTGGAGGGCACAAAAGCGGCTTGAGTACGCGGAAGACATACGTAACTACGAGCTTGCTCTCGCCAAATACATCACTGACGACAAGGGAAGCAACATCATTGCAGTTGGAACCCGCAGCCCGCGCGGCAATGTTGGCGCCGCATGGCCTGAGAGCATCACAGCATGAGGGTAGGCGCAACACCAAACCGGCCTCGTAATTCCAAGCTGAAAAGCTTCGCGGCTCCAACTGGCGGATGGGTTGCCAACCGAAACCTCGCGACTCCAAACATTCAAGGTGAAGCTCCTGGCGCGGAAGTGCTGGAAAACTTCTTTCCAACGGCTTCCGGTGCGATTCTTCGGCGCGGTTCGTCGCTATATGCAACGCTTGGGAGCATTGATGCGGACGTAACGGCGACATTCTCATACAAGAACGGCGCGGATGAGCGTCTTTTCGCCTCAACAGCAACCGATATTTACGACATAACCACCATCACGGCGGCGGAAAATAGCATTCTGGTTGACGAGAGCGGAGACGCTATTGTTGACGAATTCGGTGATACTATCGGCGAACTCAGCACAGATAGTCTTGATGTTCTCAGCGGCCTGACTGGCGGCGATTGGGTGGTTGTCCAGTTTGCCACGTCTGGCGGAGTGTTCCTGTTTGGCGTCAATGGCGTTGATGATGCGTTTCTGTTCGACGGAACCCGGTTTTACCCTATCGACGCGAACGATGTTTACACGCTCGACTATGACGGCGGAACGGGGGGGTTTGAACTTGGTGAGACAATCACGGGCGGCACATCGGGTGCAACGGCGATTGTTGCGGCGATTGATGGGGACGAGGCTTCCGGGACACTGGTTGTCCACACGATTACAGGCGGGCCATTCACTGACAACGAGGCGCTAACCGGCGGCGTGATCGGCGTAGCTGTCGCGGATGGTGTTGAGGCGCTTGCCTACGGCGATATTGCCGGGGTCGCGACTTCAAGCTTGAGCTATTTGTGGGTTTACCAGAGTCGGGTTTTCTTTGTTGAAAAAAACAGCCTCGATGCATGGTATCTCGCTGTTGATAGCGTGGGCGGCACCGCAACCAAGTTTCCGCTTGGCGGCGTGTTTACCCTTGGCGGAAGTCTGGTCTATGGCGCTTCGTGGTCGCTTGGAGAAGGTGCCAGCGGCGGCCTATCGGCTCAGTGCGCGTTTGTATCCTCTGAGGGTGAAGTGGCCGTATATCAGGGCAATGACCCAAGCGATGCGGCTACGTGGTCACTTGTTGGCGTTTACCGCATTGGCAAGCCTTTGGGCAATCTGGCGCATATCCGGGCCGGTGGTGATATTGTCATAGCAACTGATATTGGCTTTGTTCCCCTCTCCCAAGCCATTCAACGCGATTACGCGGCTCTTTCACCCTCGGCTGTATCCTTTCCGATTGAAGACGCATGGCGGGAAGCGACGGAACTCCGGTCAGGCTCGGCCTGGACGTGTCAAGTCTGGCCTTCGAAACAAATGGTGGTTGTCGCCTTGCCCGCTATCAATGAGCAGCGCCCAGAGTGGTTTGTCGCCAATACGAGAACCGGCAAGTGGGGCAATTTCACCGGCTGGCATTCTCATTGCATGGAAGTATTTCAGGGGCGGCTGTTTTACGGCTCCAACGATGGAAAAGTAATCGAGGCCATGGTTACCGGGCAGGATGAGGGGTCGCCTTTTGTCGGAACATATGTTCCGCTTTTCGATGACTTGAGAACTCCAGGATCATTGAAGATCGCGCAGATGGCGCGGACTGTTCTCCGGTCCCCGGTCTCGCTTAATGAGCAAGTGTCGATGATGACTGATTTCGAGGTGAACTTGCCACCAGCACCAGACGCACCACAGATTGACGTGTCTTCCGTTTGGGGTGGTGCTGTATGGGGTGAATCGGTATGGGGCACGGCTGCTTCACCGATCACACATCAAAACTGGCATTCGGTCGGCGGTGAGGGTTACGCCCTTGCCCCTGGCGTTCAAGTCACATCCGGCGAGATTACCCCGCTGGACGCTGAAATCGTTCGAACTGATATAACCTATGAAACGGCGGACATCGTAAGTTGATGCAATTTGTCTGGGCAAGCACACACCAACCCGAGGATAATGCGGCAATGGCCGGTTGGCTGGCTTCCCATATAGACGGAATCAAGGGCTTTGCGTCCCCGTTCACAACAATGGGGATTATTGACGATGATGCCATGGTTGCGGTAGTCCTGTTTAACAACTATCATCCAGATAGTGGCGTGATCGAAATGCATGGAGCGTCTGAAAACAAACGATGGTTAACCAAGCGGTCAATCTACGAGATGTTTTCTTACGTGTTCGAGCAGTTAAAATGCCAAATGGCGGTAATGCGAGTTTCTGAAAAGGACAAGCGACTCCATAGAATTCTGACATCGTACGGTTTCAAAAACCATTATATCCCTCGGCTCAGAGGCCGAAACGAAGGCGAGCACATCTTTACCTTAGAGGATGATGTGTGGCGCTCAAATGGTTTTCACAAGGAACACGTCTAGATGGGCAAAGAACAACCCGCCGCTCCAGATCCAAAAGAAACAAGCGCAGCCCAGACGGGCGCGAGCGTTTCCACCGCTATTGCCAATGCATACCTTGGCAACGTCAACCGCGTAGGCCCAGACGGCACCACGACATACGAGCAGACCGGCTCGCATTCGATGACCGATCCCTACACCGGCCAAACGTATGACGACATTCCGCGCTTTACCGAGACCGTCACGCTATCCCCGGAACAGCAGGGGATTTACGACAAGACCAAAGCGACCGAAGGCAATCTTGCCGGTCTGGCTCAACAGCAATCCGGGTTTCTACAGGATTACATGTCCAAGCCGGTTGACCTCAACAACGAGGCCACAGAAGCGCGGTTGTTCGAGCTTGGCTCCAAGCGGCTTGATCCACGCTTTGCCCGTGAAGAGGACTCGATGCGGTCAAACCTGATCAACCGCGGCATTCGCGAAGGGACGGACGCCTTCAGTTCTGCCATGAACGATTTCAATTACGGCAAGAACGATGCTTATAACTCGCTGCTCTTGAGCGGTCGCGGACAGGCCACACAGGAAGCCTTGACCGAGCGTAACCAGCCGATCAATGAAATCTCGGCGCTTATGTCCGGCTCGCAAGTTTCCATGCCTCAGTTTACGGGCGGCAACATGCCGAATATCCCGACAACCGACAACGCGGGCATCATCCAGCAGGATTACCAGAACCGCGTTAATGCAGCGAACCAGCAAAACGCCTTTGGACAGAACATCATGGGCGGCCTCTTTGGGCTTGGAAGCTCGTTTATCATGTCGTCTGACAGGCGGCTGAAGAAAGACATTTCCAAGGTTGGCAAGACCGATGACGGCCAGAATATCTACACATACCGTTACAAGGCCGGGTGGCCAGATGCAACTTGGCTTGATGGCCCAGGAAGTCTAAGAAAAAGCACCCGGACGCTGTACTCAAGGATTCAACCGGGATGCGTGCTGTTGATTACGGCAAGGCCCTACAGTTGGGAGCGAAGTAATGTCTCTTTCATTTGCATTCGACCCATCAAAGGGCGAAACCCCGGAAATGCTGACCAAAAAGCGAGCAATCGCCGAGGCTATCATGATGGGGCAAGCCCGAGCGCCCAAAAACATTGGTGAGGGGTTGAACTCAGTTGGTCAGGCTTTGCTTTATCGCCGGATGATGGGCAAGGCAGACAAGGCCAGCGCGGCGGGTGCAGACAGTGCTCAGTCAGCCATGGGCGGCATTATGGCGTCATTGGGCGGCGGTAACTTTCCGCCTGCTCCGGGTGCTTCTCCCGCCTCTGGCGCTTCAGGTTCCGGATTTGCCGATGCTGCTTCACAAGTGGATGCGACGGGCCTTGAGGGTTATATCAGGGACGCAGCCACAAAACGCGGTATTGATCCAGATGTAGCTGTTAAAGCTGCGCGGGCTGAAGGTCTCGCCCCTGGAGTGTGGCAAAGCAACGTCACGAAAGACGGGGTTAGGGAACCATCGTATGGGCCTTTCCAGCTTCTTGTCGGCGGTGAGGGTACAGGCTTCCCTGAAGGTCTCGGCAATGACTTTATGAATGTCACTGGGCTAGACCCAAGCGATCCAAAAAACGTCAATGCAACGATTGATTTCGCTCTGGACAGCGCGGCAAAAGGCGGTTGGGGTCCATGGTATGGTGCGGCGAAAGTCGGCATTGGCCAGCGAACCGGGTTGGATAACGCTCGGGCGCTTGGTTATCAGGGGCCAGATGCGGCATCTAATGTCATCGCCGACCCTGAAGCATACAATGCCAGCATAATGAGGATGTCACCTGACCTTGGTGGACCTCAAATCGACCCTATGAGAATGCCGCCACCAACCGCGCCAATCACGAACGGTCGTGAGGGACTTGTGAAGGCCCTCATGGCGCAACAACAGAACCCGGCTTCAATGCAGGCTCAGCAGCCGCAACCGATGCAGGCGGACCCGTGGGAAGGTGCACGGCAGCCGCAACAGATGGCGCAAGTTCAACAGCCCGCCCAGATGCCACTTGACCAAGTGCCCCCAATGGCAGGCGGAACGATGGGCACACATCAACCCGGCCAAGGCCCTTCAATGCAGCAACTCTTGCAGGCATCACAAAACCCGTGGCTTTCCGATCCACAGCGCGGCATTGTGAACATGCTCATGCAACAGCAGATGCAAAAGAACGACCCGGCCAACCAGCTTGGTATGGAATACAAGCGGGCACAGTTGGAGCAGTTGCGCAATCCAAAATCAAAGCCGACGTCGGGTATTCAGGAGTATGAATACGCGGTGGCGCAAGGCTTCCCCGGATCTTACACCGATTTTCAGACGGCGCTTAAAAAGGCCGGTGCCACAAGCGTTAGCGTCAATGGTGGGTCGAGCAAATATAACGATGAACTCGACAAGAAATTCGCCGAGCAGTATATATCAATGCAGGATGGGGCGCAGTCAGCGCAGGGCAAAATGGCAACATTGCAAGGGCTAAAAACGGCTCTGGAGCAATCACAGTTTACCGGTATGGGTGCTGAAACTGTCCTTTCGATGAAACAGGCAGGGCGCATGCTTGGCCTTGACATCGGCGCGGATCTTGGACCGGAAGAAACCGCCCGCGCCCTCGGGAACCAACTTGCATTGCAAATGCGCAGCCCGAGCAGCGGCGCGGGAATGCCCGGAGCAATGTCAGATAAGGATAGGGAATTCCTTGTGGCGTCCGTTCCTGGCCTGACCAAGACCCCGCAAGGTAATCAGCGCCTTGTCGATTACATGATGAGCATTGAGCAGCGAAATATCGACGTCGCAAACATGGCGCAAGAGTACGCCGATAGGAATGGGCAGATAGATAACGGCTTTTACAAAGAGTTATCAAAATGGTCTGCGGAAAATCCGCTATTTGAGACATCGCAAGATAGCTCGAATCCTACATCTATGCCAAGCGGGGTGTCTGAGGAAGATATTCAGCACACAATGAAAATCCACGGGCTTTCCCGTGAACAAGTGCTGGAGAGATTGAATGCCAATTGACCTCCTTGCCCAAAAGCCAACCAAAGGCCCACGTGACCTGTTCGCTAGTGATGACGAGCAGCAAGCACCTGCGTCTCCCAAGCAGATGGGAACCATCTTGCCATTTAGCCGGGATGAGACAGGCGTTCATTTCGATAGCGATGCTGGTATTCTTGGCTCTCTCAAAAGCGCGGTTACGTTGCCACGCGATGTCATGCGCGGCGATGTTGATCCGATGAGCGATGAGGCTATTGGGCGGTCCGCGGAAACTGCGGCGCTATTCTCGCCAATGAACCCCGCTTCCCGCGCTACAGCCCGCGTTCTGCCCGGAGTGAAGCCCAAGACCCGCCCCGGCGTTGCTCGGGTTCCTTCCGCTGATGAGCTTTTAGCTGCGGGTGCAGATGATTTCGCCAAAATGCGGGCCACCAATGTTGATTACTCGTCTGCCTCGGTCAAAAGCATGGCTGAAACTCTTTCCCAAACCCTTCAGCAAGAGGGGTTCCATCCAAAGGTTGCAAAACGAACCCATGCCATCCTCAAAGAACTCACCAACCCTCCGGAAAACAGTGTCGTCAATATCCAAGGCATCCACGCCCTTAGAAAGACGCTCCGAAAGGTTGCTGGTAACTTCAACGAACCGGCAGACCAAAAGGCAGCCATGGAGGCCATTTCAAGGCTGGATGACTTCATTGGCTCACCTCCTAGTGGTGGGGTTGTGGCTGGACTTGCTGATGACGCTGCTCGTGCGCTTAAAAGCGGAAACGCCAATTATGCAGCGGGCAAGCGTTCGGACCTTATCAACGGGATTGAACGGGCAACGGGTCTTCGGTCATCCGCCGCGAATTCAGGGCAAAATGTTGGGAATACAGTTCGTCAAAAAGTCGCCTCCGCCCTTCTCCAGCCAAAAAAGATTGCTGGATATAACGCCGCAGAACAAGCCGCGCTTGAGGGTATTGTAAACGGGTCCAATGCCGCGAACACAACCCGCTATATTGGCAACCTGCTGGGCGGCGGGGGTGGTTTGGGGCAATCCGTTGTTGCCGGTATTGGTGGCGCAACAGGCATGGCTGCGGGTGGACCAGCAGGCGCGGGCGCGGGTGTTGTTCTCCCGATGGCTGTTGGTGCCGGGAGTAAGCAACTTTCGAACTTCCTGACAAAAAACGCGCTGAAATCAGCAGATGAAATGATCCGCATGAGGTCACCGCTGGCCCAGCGGCTGGCAACCGAAGCGCCGAATATTCCAATCCCGCCAGATATGCAGGCCGCGATAGTTAGGGCCTTGATGGCCTCGCAGCAAGCCAACAAACAAGACCGGAGATAACCCATGCCAAGAAGCGGCGGAATTTACACACTACCAAGCGGCTACCTTGCTGTTACCGGCGAAACTGTAACCGCTACGCAGCACAATCCACCGCTTGAGGATCTGGCGGCGTCCATGACTAATTCCGTTCCTCGAGACGGAACGGGACCGATGCAGGCTGCACTGCCCATGGGTGGCTTCAAGGTTACTGGCATGGGTACTGGTGTTGATCCCACCGATGCCGCGACAGTCGCGCAACTCGATAGCGTCATGCCTATCGGAATGGTTGTCCAGTTCGCCGGTACTTCAGCGCCAACCAATTGGCTTTTTTGCTATGGCCAAGCGGTCAGCCGCTCAACATACGCGGGCTTGTTTGCTGCGCTTGGAACGGCGTTCGGTGTAGGTGATGGCAGCACAACCTTCAACCTTCCTGATTGTCGGGGCCGTGTAGCTGCTGGCAAAGACAACATGGGCGGAACATCGGCTGACAGGCTGACAAACCAGAGTGGCGGCTTGAATGGTGACACGCTGGGCGCGACGGGCGGGACGGAAACCCACACACTGACCGAGGCGCAGCTTGCGGCCCATACTCATACCTTCACGGGTGATGCAACAGGAGCGCAATCGGCGAACCATACCCATGTCGTTGGCGGCGCGACAAACAGCGCCGTGAGTAATGCCACACAGCGGTTCCTGTTTGGCGGATCTTCAGGCGCAGCGGATGTTACAACAGCGGGAATTTCCGCGAACCACACGCATACGACCTCGGGCACCAATGCGGCAACCGGCTCAGGGACCGCTCACAACAACATGCAACCAACCATCGTTTTTAACACAATCATCCTGGCGCTTTAATCGCGGGATAATGGAGAAACCCATTGGCTAATAAACGCATAACGGCTCTTGTTGCCAACACCACTCCGGCCTCCACATCTTACCTCGCGGCGGATGATGGCACCGCGCTTGAGAAATCGACGCTGGCCGAGGTTGTCGCAGCAGGCAGGCCTCTTGCAAGCCAAGCGGAAGCTGAAGCGGGCACCAATGCCGCGAAGGCCATGACGCCATTACAAACAAATCAGGCAATTGTTGCGATTGGTGCAAGCCATTACGCTAGCACTGCTCAAGGTGTGACTGCCGATTCTGCGGTCCAGCCCGGCGACCTTGCGACAGTTGCGACAACCGGCGCTTATGCTGATGTGTCAGGGACTCCCACGCTCGGAACGGCTGCGGCCACGGAGTCCACGGATTACGCAACAGCGGCAAGTCAAGTTCCAACAGGCGGCGCACTGTCACAAGTCTTGGCCAAAGCCAGCGCAACCGACCATGACATGGCTTGGACGGCTGTCGGTGCGGGTGATGTTATCTCAACCAACAACCTTTCCGATCTTGCAGACGCGGATACTTCTCTGATCAACCTTGGCGGCGCGGCTGCTGGCATTGCAGAGTTTAAAACTGGCGCGATTGAAGCGATCAAAACGACCGATTACACACTGCTGTCTGCCGATAACGCCGGGACCATTACCGCTAACAAAGCAACCGCCATAACCTTCACGCTCCCAGCCGCTGCAACCGCAGGAACCGGGTATCGCGTGACGGTCCACAATATCGGGGCGGGCGCACTAACCGTGGACGGTGACGGCGTTGAAACCATCAACGGCGCGGCGACATTCCAGCTTGCGCAATACAGTAGCGCAACCATCTGGACGGACGGAACTTCCTGGCGGGCATCGCCGAATTTCGGTTTGCTGCCGTTTGTCGATGCTAGGCAATACGGGCTTTCCGCCTCCGGGACGGGCGCAGCGAACGCGGCGGCATTAAACGCTGCATTGCAAGCCTCGAAAAATGTCTATGTCGACCCAAGCGCCACTTACGACATCGGCGCGACCATCAATGTTCCGGCGTACACCACGCTTCGCGGAGCCGGTAAATATGTCAGCGTTCTTAATAAAACTTTCAGCGGTGATATGGTCACGCTCGGGACCGGAGCAAACCTAGAAACAATAGGCCTTACCGGAAACGGCGGCACATACACCGGGCGCGGTGTGACGATTGGCACCGGCACGGGCGCACAGTGGATTACAAATTGTAATATTGCCGACTTCGATGATTTTTGTGTTGAATATACCGCAGCCCAGGCAGGGACACAGGGCGGCATCGGTCAAGGGACCATCCTTTCGCGAACCAGCACCGGTGATATATGCGTTCAATACCCTAACGATGCCAGCGTAGCCTCACCTCGATACCTGACAGGCGTGATTGGTGGCGGTGCGCAGATACTTTGCGACACCGGGTCCGCGCAGAACCTTTTCATCACAAACTGCTATTGCTCCAGCATCAACACCACAAGCGGCTCGGGCAAGGTGCTGATATGGGGGACGCGGATCGCGACCATCGGGGCCACGATCACATTTCAGGGTTCTGATCTTATCGTAGGCGGGTGCTCTATCGCGGGGGCCGGCGTCTGGTCAGCGGCGGCGGGGCAGGTATT